TATTAACCATATCTTAAACTTTATTAATTAATTAGGTTAAAATGAACAGAAACGGGCAGAAAGTTGTATCTTTGCATTTACCACTCTACTCAGATGGGCTTTTAGCCTGTCCAACTCTCTTTGTGCGCCCGCTTTCTGATTCATTCATTAATTTGGGTGCAAAGATAAACAAAAAAGGTTAATGTTGTATCAAAACAACTTAACTATTAAGGTTAATTAACTAAAAAGGTTTATTCTATGTACGTAGGATTGAAGGAATATTTGGAAGAAAAAGGTTACTCACAACAGAAAATAGCCTCTATATTAGGCGTTTCCGTGCCGTATGTAAATGGTGTACTTGTCGGTTCTAAAACGCTCGGCAAGAAGGGAGCAAAAAAATGGGCTAACCTTTTTGGTTTATCAGAAAACTTTCTGCTTACAGGCAAAGGCTCTCCAGACCCAGCAAAAGACGAAGACTATCATAAGCAACTTTTCAATAATACTATTCAGAAAGCAAATCGCTTTGTGGCTGTATTGAATTACCTGGTAGATGAAGGGTACATCAGTAATCATCTGTCAGTTGCCAATAGATTGCAAGTTACAGATGCGGTCGTATCAAAGGCCAAGAATTACGACCCAGAAGGAGATTATGATTTTCTGTTTGTCAAACTGGCGCATGAGTACCCTTTCATTTCAATAGAGTGGATGCTGATAGGCGAGGGGGAAATGATTAAGGATGTTCCTCGTGATGAATATCAGGAAGACATAGAGGCGAGGATGTTGCAAAAGGAAGATAAGATTGTAGCACTCGAAAATGAACTATCTATTAAGGACACACAGATCGACAGCCTTCATCGTGAACTGTTAGCCACCAAGAATGAGTCCTCTTCAAAAGATATGACCATCAAAACACAGCTGGAACTGATTGAACAATATAAGATTCGTATCAATACGTTAGAACTTGAAAACAACAAGTTACGCTCAGACGATATGATGAAAGACTACCACTTCCCTGTTGGTGTTGCTGATGAAAGAGATGAACGAGATTCGTTGCGCGTATGATGTGGTATATTATTGATAGAATAACCTTAATATGGAGTCGTGTTTTACAAATGTTTTACACGGCACTAATACCATATTTGTTAATCTATTATATATCACCCAATTATGTGAAAACTGGAGAGCCCCAAGCGGATCACCTTTTGAAGCGGACGGAAACTCCTCAAAATACGCGAGGACCGCCTAAAATAAAGGGAAACAGCTTAAATCTGAGAAGATTATGAAATTCCGATTACGGGATATTTTTGGAGAAAATGGATGAAATGTTTTATAAATGTTTTACATCAAAAACACCCAAAAATCAAACATGTAAAACATTCAAAGAAACATGGACTAAAATTATAATAAAGTAAACACACGCGCATATATGTGCGCACATATATATATAAAGATGATAACAACAAAAATTATGTTTGACAGGCGCAAGGTGGCCAATCGAAGCGTTCCTGGTGCCGTCGAAATAAGAATAACGGCAAACCGCAAGTCGTACTACATTGCGACTGGTATCAGCGTGTTGCATTCACAATGGGTGGCCGCTCAGGTGGTCAACCGCATGGATGCCTCGGAACTGAACAAACGCCTCGCGCTGATCTATCAGAAGGTGATGGAAGAAGTGAACATCTGTATCCAATCTGGTCATTTTAACATCGACACCATCAAGAAAAACGTGTGGGCGTTGGCAGAGAGTGGTCCATATTTTATAGATTGGATAGAAGGACAGATTGATATGCTGCGAATATCTGAAGGCACCCGCAAGCACTACAGGCCGTTGGTTGTGCGACTGGTTGAGTTTGGGGGAATGACAAACTGGCAAGATGTGACGGTTGAGAAAATCTATGCTTTTGACGCATGGCTTCATAAAGCAAAGTTGAGTGACGCTGGTGTCTATAATTACCATAAGTGCCTGAAGGCTCTGCTGAATCGAGCCGTGGAGTTTGGCCGTCTTGACCGCAATCCCTACGACCGCCTGAAGGGGAAATTCAAAAGAGGTGAAAAGCAAAGTGTAGAGTATCTGACCGAGGATGAGATGCTACGGTTTGAGTCTCTGATTCTGCCGTATGGGTCGCCGCTCGAGACCGCCCGCGACTTATTCATCTTCCAGATGTACACTGGTCTTCCTTATTCCGACATGATGGCCTTCGACATATCAGACTATAAATGGGACGGTATGCGGTGGAACCGAATTGGCGAGCGTATCAAGACTGGCGTGCCGTATGTCAGCAGCATCCTCACACCTGCATTGCACATCTTGGAGAAGCACGATATGAAGATTCCGCACCTGAATAATGCCGACTATAACCGGCACTTGAAGGCACTCGGGCTGATGGCCGGTATCAAAACAAAACTCCACTCGCACCTGGCCCGTCACACCTTCGCCACGTACATGCTCCGCCACGGCGTGAAGATCGAGAACCTGTCGAAGATGCTCGGGCATACTAACATCACGCAGACACAAAGGTATGCGAAGGTGCTGGCACAGTCTGTTCACGATGAATTTGAGATGATAGAAGATAAAATGTTTAACTCAAAAAAGTAATGTTATGATGATACTTTTCTTTATTATCATGTTTATTGCAATCGTTGTTATGATTGCGCAGGTGTCGGATCATGCACGAAGCCACGAAGATACGCAGCGCGAGCTGTCTGCAAAAATGGCCGATGAGACTTTGCTCTCTGAGACTGATAGAATGACACGGCTGGCGGAGGTGTTGATTCAGTCGAAAATAGTAGGCGACGAGAAAACTTATCAAGCCGTCCTGAATGAAACGTATAACGGTCAGTTGCCTGAGCCTCGAGCCGATGGTGGCTATCTCAGCCTGTACGATAATCTCAGAATCCTAAAGATTGCTGGCATCAACTACCGCACTGGCATTAACCGCCACCTCGGTAGAGTGATGTGTGCGCTGGTCCCTGAACCTAATAATGAGTATGACCCCGATGCCATTAAGATTGTGGCTGAGGATCGTCACCATCTTGGATATATTCCCTCCGAGCATACCGACTTCGTGCGCTCGATGGTTGGTGGTGAGTTTCCGTATCGTTGCGAGGCGCATATCTACGAATCGGAATACGATGAAGATGATCATCGATTCTATTATGGTTTTGTGTATATTAAATCGAAATAACCCCAAACTTTTAACTTTATACAAAAACACTATGAGAAAATTAATGATGGCTATGTCAGCGGCCTTGATGCTGACTTCATGCTCTCAGGAACCGGAACCCATAGCGGGCGGTCAGGTACACGAACGAGCGGACTCGATGGATGTCGTTGAGATCACCTTCGACTTCCCCAACATCACCCAACAGGCGATGACGCGAGGCACGCTCGAGGCTGCAAACATGACAGATTTGTGGCTCTTTGACTTCGTGGGCGGCAGTTTAGTGCAAACTAAACACCAGCAGGCGACGGATGAAGGCTTCGGCACGGTGAGCGTGACAGCCGACACGGGCACTCACACCTTCTGCTTCGTGGCCAGTCGCGGCAGCGATGCGACAGTGACCGACGGCGAGATCACCTGGGGCAAACCATCCGACACGTTCTGGCGGTCGGTGACGATGGCGGTCACACCGAAGACGGGCACGGCTCAGTTGGTGGAACTGCAACGGGTGGCGACACGGCTCAGGATCAGCGTGACGGATGAGGTGCCGACCACGCTCTCAAAGCTGGTGGTGAATGCCGATACGTGGTACTGCGGCCTTGATGCCATGACGGGCGAGCCGACAGCGGCCAACGAACGCACGGCCACCATCAATGTGCCGTCGTCGTATGCCGGTACCACGGGACAGCTTACCGCCTCGATCTTCGGTCTATGCTCAGACGACTACACCACCGGCGTGACTGTGACGGCCCTCGACGGATCGAACGAGACCATTGCGAGCGTAGCCCTGGCGGATGTGCCGATGCAGAAGAACGTGACCACTCAGTATAGTGGCCCGCTGTTTAGCCGACAGCAAATATTCTCACTGACCGCTGCCGACTCATGGGGCGAAGATGTGGTGATGACATGGTAACAAAAACGGGGAGGCCGCTGCCTCCCCTTGCTCAAATTAAAATAAAAAACCTAATCCTATATAACCATTAATTATGACTTAGAGTTTCTTGCATTGATTTCTCGCATTTCTGCCTGAAGTTCATCAACAACCTCCTGAGATACCGGGGCTTTCTGCTCGTTGTCCCAAGGTAGTGGTAGCAAGTCTGCCGGTCCGTTTATGCCTTTCTCTCGCAGTTTGTCCGAGCCGCATTGCACAACCATGTAGTAATACGTCTGCCAGCGTGTCGCGCTCCATAGATGACGGTGGCGACGCTCGTAGCCGCGCTCTATCATCAGTAGGTCGATGTAGGTCAGGTCGTAGAGGTATTCACGTCGGTTGATCCCGATCTCGCCCACGAACTTCGCGTAGCGGTCGTGAGCGGTGGTCAGTTTTTTGCGGGTTCCTCCGTGTTGTCCTTCTGCGCTTCGGCTTCCTTCTTCAGTGTATCTTCCACGATTTTCGGAATGCCGTACCACTCGTTCCTCAGTTCGATGATGGTATTCAGCAACAGCCTTACATCGTCTGGCGTGGCCTCGTACAGGATGGTCTTTGATTCGATGGGCGGTTCCTCATCGTTGTAACTGTATGCAGCGACGATGGCTGCAATGGCGAGCGAGAGGTAGTCCTCGTTGGTGGCCGTTGGTGGCGCGGTAACAACGATCTCGCCCTTTTCGTCTTTGCCGAATGTCGGCACAAATACGGCTGTTGATTTCTTAGTGATTCGCTCAAATCCGTTCTCTGTTGCGGCACAATAAAGCATCTTGATCTCCTGTCCGCAAATGGTGATTTCTTTCTGGGTCATAGTTCTTGAAATTTTATGGGAATGTGAAAAGATGAAGCCGCGCCGTCATGTGCCTTTGAGTAAAGTAAGCA